TTATGGAGTTGGAGAACTTCACGACAGCTATGGTGTTAAGCTAACAGCAGATAGCTTGGCTAACTAATTTAACTAGGGAGGGAAACCTCCCTTTTTATCTAAGGTGTTAAAATGGAAACTGTTAAATTAATACATACAAATGGCGATATTATTGAAAGATTAAAAATTCAATATGAGCCTAATCAAAAAATGTGGAATCAAAGAGGTTGGAAACTGCACGACGAAACAATAGTAGTAAAAGAACCTATTATCGAAGAACCAAAAGTAGATACAGAATGGCAACCAGAAGACAAGCCTAAAAAGAAAAAATCCAAAAAAAAAGGATAAATAATGGCTACAACTGAATTTAGTGTCGCAAATACAGATTTACAAAAAATCCAACCAGACATATTAGGTTTTGGTGTTACTGATTTTGCAGACCAATTACAATTTGCTGAAAATGATGTTTTAAGACGTATTCGTGAAGAATGGTGGGAAAGATATAGGCATCAAGTCAGATACAAGGATATTACTAAAGTAACATCTGTTGAAATGACGAATAGCAAATTAACAAACTCACAATGGACACAATCAGTTGTCTATCTAGCTTTATGGAAATATGCTTATCCAATATTGACTAAATGGAAAGACCCAGATACTGGCGAGGGTAAAGACACATTTCAAGTTCAAATAGATTTCTATAGAGATAGGTATGAAGAAGAATTCCAAGCTATCCTAAGAGATGGTGTTGAATATGACGAAGATGGTGGTGGTACTGTTTCAGATAGCGAAAAAGAATCATTACATCAGTTAAGGTTAGTTAGATAATGTCAGTTGATGTAAAAGTTAACGTAAATTCTATAGAAATAACTAATCTATTAAAGAAAATTAGTAGAAAACAAAAGGCAGTAATAACTAAATCACTTAATAGAGTTTCAAACATGGCTATATTGATGATTACAAAGCGAACACAAGCAGGAAAGCTACCAGATGGGGGTAATATGAGGTCATATGCTCCATCTACTGTAAGAAGCCGAAAAAAGCGAGGTAGACAAACTGGTTTTGTTGATTTAACAGATACTGGTAAAATGTTTAGAAGTTTAGACTTTAAAACTGGTGGTTTAAAAAGCACATTATTCTTTGCTAATAAGGAAAGAGAAAAGATTGCAAGTTATCACGATAGTTTTGGAGTAGGCAAAAGAAACACAAAAAGACCTTTTTTTGCTATAGGTAACAAAGAAGAAGATAAAATAATTAAAGAATTTCAAAATTTTTATTTTAAAGAAATGAAATTATGAGCAAAAGAGAAAACATAGCTAGTGATATAATTACTAAACTTGATGCTGTAACAAGTCCTATTGAGTTTAAAAAAATTACTAGAGAGCCTTTTGAAGTTGAGGAATTAAGTGATGCACAGTTTCCTGCAATGTTTATTCAAAGTGGTGATGAAACAAGGGAAGTATTAAGCATAGGCGATACTGGAGCAGGAACATATCGAGGCACAATAGATTTTTTAATAGTTGCTTTTGGTAAAGGTACAACAACAAATATAGATACTGTTAGAAATCAAATTATAGAAGTTGTTGAAGAAACTTTAGATAATGATATAACTAGAAATGGTAATGCGATAGATACCCAAATAATAGAAGCATCATCAGACGAGGGAACAATTTATCCTTATGGTGGTGTAAGAATAACAGCAAGGGTTATTTATGAATTTACTAGAGGGAGTGCATAATGGCTAAAAATGTTACTATGAAAAAAGGCGAAACTATTATAAAATGTTCAGAAGACCATATTGAGCATTTCAAAAATAATGGTTTTACTTTAGAAGATGAAAAAGCAGTTGTTAAAAAAACTGGAAAAAGCAAAGAAACTAATGAAGCTAAAGAGGAGATTTAAATGGCTACACATCATGGAAAAGAGGGAGTTGTTACTATCGGTGGTACTACACTAGGTAATGCAACTGGTTTCACAGTAGACACTACCCAAGACGTTGTTGAAGATACACCATTAGGGAATTCAATGAAGTCTTATTTGGTTGGTAGAGGTACATATACAGCAAGTATTGATATGAACTTTGATGAAACCGATTCTGGGCAAACTGCATTGGTACAAGGTGCAGAACTAACATTTGCATTTTTACCAGAGGGTAATGCTTCTGGAGATAGAAAGTTTTCTGGAAATGGCATTGTAACTGGAATGTCAGTAGGTGTTACATTAGATGGTGTTACAACTAGAACTGTATCAGTCCAAGGCAATGGTGGTCTTACTATCGGTACTGTGTAAATGACAGAACAAAAAATTGATTATTTTGATGGTATTAGAGACCATTTCAGTACCCTTGACACTCAAATAATTGAAGTACCAGAATGGGATTTAGTAGGCGATAAAGCTATATTTTGTAAACCTTTCAATATGCTTGAAAAACAAAAGATTTTTAAAGGTGCTAGTGGCACAGATTTAATTGTTTTGATTGATGTTATTATTGAAAAGGCATTAACAAAAGATGGTAATAAAATGTTTAATGGAACTCATGTTTTAGCTTTTAAAACAAAAGCTGATACTAATGTTATTGCAGATGTTGCCACAAAGATTATGGGAACTGGAAACACAGATATTGAAGATAATAAAAAAAACTTAGAAATAATGTAGAATTACATAATATTTTTGGGTTAGCCGAAAAACTACACAAGACAGTTTCCGAAATCTTGCAAATGTCAGTAGATGAGTTTAATATGTGGTTAGCATACTTTCAAATTCAGAATGAAGAACGAGAAAGACAAGAACGACTAGCAAAGGCTCAAAGATAGTGGCAAAAAAACAAGTAAATATAGATATCATAGCCAAAGATAAGACCAGACAAGCTATGAGTTCTGCTACAAAAGGTGTAGATGGTCTTAAAAGTTCAGTATTTAATTTAAAAAATGCTCTTATTGGTTTAGGTGCAGGGGTTGCCATAAAGTCTTTTATAGATGTTGGTAAATCAGTTGAATCATTACAAATCAGATTAAAATTTTTATTTGGTAGTGTTGAGGAGGGTGCAAAAGCATTTGATGTAATGTCAAAGTTTGCATCTAAAGTGCCATTCAGCTTAGAGCAAATTCAAGCAGGTTCTGGTAGTTTAGCTGTTGTTAGTAAAGATGCTGATGAGTTAGCAAAAATGCTTGAAATTACTGCTAATGTCGCATCTCTTACTGGGTTAGATTTTAGAACTGCATCTGAGCAAATACAAAGGTCTTTTTCAGCAGGCATTGCAAGTGCAGACATCTTTCGAGAAAAAGGTGTTAGAAATATGCTTGGATTTAAAGTAGGTGCAACAGTTACAGCCGAAGAAACAGCAGAAGCATTTGAAAAAACATTTGGTAAAGGTGGAAGATTAGCAGGAGCAACAAAAGACTTAGCTAATACCCTAGAGGGTACTTTATCAATGATAGGAGATAAATATTTTGGTTTTCAAAAGACTGTTGCAGAAAGTTTTTTTGTTGGTTTGAAATCTGAATTTGGTGCTTTAGATAAAGCCTTAGAAGAAAATGAAGATGTAATACAAAAGGTTGCAAAAGCTGTTGGAAAAGGTTTATCAGATGCAGTTATAATGGCAGGTAAAGCCATAGCTTTTCTACACGATAATTTTGAAATGATAAAAGCATTGGGTATGGGTATAGTTGTTTTTGGAATTTCAAGAGCATTTTTAAATCTTGTGGTATCTATTGGCAAGGCAAGATTAGCTTTATTGGCATTTACAAAACTTTCTAAAACAACAGTTATAGGTGCTTTAGTTGCAGTTGGTATTGTATTAGCCGAAACAAGTGGTCATATGGAAAAATTAACTAGCCTTTTTTCAAAGCCAAAAGGTATTAAAGACTTCGCAAGTGAATTTGAAATATTAACTGCTGAATTAGAAACATTTTCAACAACTGGTGATAAAGGTTTTGAAAGTTTTAGATTTAGATTAAATCAAACAATGAAAGGCATGATAGCCTTACAAAAAGAAACAGAATTTGGTTCAGAAGCATTTAATGAATTAGAGAGAATGATAAATACATTAAGTGAAAGCTATTTAGCTTTACCTCTTAAATTAGTAAATTTAGATTTAGCTAAACAATCAGAAGAAGTTGGAATTTTAACCCAAGCATATGATGCTTTTATGCTAGGTTTTGCAGGGACTAAAGATGTATTTAAAGAAATAGAAGATATTGGTAAAGCTACATTTGGTAAGCTAAAAACAGTACTTGCAGATTTTGTAATGACTGGGAAGCTAAATATGGGAGATTTAGCGAAATTTGTAGTTAGAAGTTTTATTGAAATGTTAATAGGTCAAGCAGTACAATTTGCTTTTAAAAAGTCTATGGCAATGTTTAAAGCTGATGCAATTAAAAAGGCTATGATTAGCTTATATGAGGGTGCTATGAAAACATTTGCATCTATACCATTTCCATTAAATATCGTTGCTGTAGCAGGAGCATTAGCAGTTGGTGGTGCTTTAGTAAATAAAATAAAAGGTTTTGAAAAAGGTGGTAGACCACCAGTAGGAAGACCAAGTATTGTTGGTGAATCTGGTGCAGAATTATTTGTGCCAGACCAAGCAGGTACTGTAGTCCCTAATGATAAACTAGGTGGTATGGGTAAAGCAGTAACAGTAAACTTTAATATAAGCACAGTAGATGCTAGAGGATTTAACGAATTATTAGTAAATTCAAGAGGTACTATAGTTAATCTAATTAATAGTGCAGTAAATGAAAAGGGTAAAATGGCTATAATATGAGTGGAGCATTACCAAATACAAACTTTATTTCAGTTAATCTTTCAAGTAATCAAAAGACTTTGTTTTCTGAAACAGATAGTGGAAAAACATTTCGTAGACAAGTTCAAGGTCAAAAATTTAGTTTTACAGTCAAATATCCACCTATGAAAAGGTCAGAATTTGCACCTATTATGGCATTTATAATGAAGCAAAGAGCCAGAAAAGAAAATTTTACAATAACAATGCCAAGCTATTTAAATGCATTAGGAAACGAAAGTGGAGTTTTGTTAGTTGATGGGGTTCATGCAGTCGCAGATACAACTATAGCTATAAATGGATTTGCAGGAGATGGTGCAGGTAGATTAAAAGCAGGTGATTTTATAAAGTTTGCACATTCTAAGGTCTATATGGTTGTAGAAGATGCAACATCATCTAGTAATGCATCAACAGTAACAATAGAGCCACCTTTACGAGAAGCATTAGCAAATGATAGTGCTGTAACTTATGATGCAGTTCCATTTACAGTACATCTAGCAAGTGATGTTCAAGAATTTGCAACAAGCGAAAATGATGGTGATGGTAACTTATTATTTAGTTATGAGTTTGATGTAATAGAAAGTTTGTAAATGGCTAGAGGTTTAACAAGTGCAGTCAAAACAGAACTAGCTACTGGAAATATAGAACCAGTTGTTTTAATAGATTTTGGTTTTGCAACACCAATATATTTAACAAATGCAAGTTTTGATATAACTTCTAATATTTCTGGAACATCAAGAACCTATTTATCTAATGGACATTTACAAAGTATAACTGGGGTTAGTGAAACAAATAAACCCACAAAGAATAGTTTATCTATAAGTTTATCAGCAGTAGACCAAACATATGTGTCTATAGTTCTTAATGAAAATATAATAAATGATGACGTTCATATTTATAGGGGTTTCTTAGATACAAATTTAGCTTTAATATCAGACCCATTTTTATTATTTTATGGTACAATTAACAATTATAAGATTACCGATAATACAACGAGGGCAAATTTAATTCTAACAATAACATCACATTGGGGAAATTTTAGCAAAACAAGTGGCAGGACAACCACCGATAATTCCCAAAAAAGGTTCTTTAGTGCTGATAAAGGTATGGAATTTTCTGCACTCACAGTAAAAGATATTAAATGGGGTAGAGTATGAGTATACATTTATATCAAGCTGAAAAGAAAGATTTACAAACAATTTGTGATTTATTGATAAATTTTAAAGATGAAGATTTAGTTGATTTAGATTATCCAGAAGTAGACGAGCCTAAATTAAAAAATTTTATTAATGCGATTTTACAAAAGGGAAAAGTAATTTTATTAAAAGATTTGGATTTAGACCAAGTTATAGGCTGTACTATTTTCCACAAAACAGAATATTGGTTTAGTAAAAGTGAATGTATTCATATTCATACAATTTATGTTAAGAAAAGTTTTAGAAATTTTAAATTAGTTACAGCTTTAGTTGATTCAATTAAAA